GTTGGATTTTCTGAAAAGTATAAACCCCTGGATACTCTTTCCAATAATCCCAAGTTTGATTTTTATATTATTAGTGCTTTTACAGAGCTTTTGGTACAATTTTTTGACAACTTAAGGGATGAGTTTTGCCCAGAAACACCACACAAAAAAATATTCCTTGCAGACTTTTCAAGAGCTGGCGGAAGGGATGTAGGCTCCGAAGAGTTAAATGAAATTTTTAAATTTTTTTTAGATAATGACTACGAAATAATTCATCAGTCAGATCTGGACTTTGTGGATCAGGTAAAGCTGGTTATGTCTGCTACAGACATAGCCTCCTACACTGGTTCTGCCGCTTCGTTTTCTGTTTGCGTCAAAAACCAGAGCAATTTTATCTTATTAAATCCTTGGAGCGGATATAGATTTCCGTATACCCACATGATTAGGCAAAACTGTAATCTTAGGTCCTATAAAGCCACTGCTGACACCGAATCATTAATAAAGCAGCTACGAAAAGATCAGTTTTGATATAATATAAAAATGATAATTATTTCGCATAGGGGCAATATCGAGGGACCGTCTAATTTAGAGAATAGTCCAGGGCACATCAAAATAGCAATTGCAAAAGGATTTGATGTTGAGGTAGATGTATGGCTTTACTCTGGTGTTCTTTGGTTTGGTCACGATAAGCCAGACTATATTATCCCTTCTGGATTTTTAAAGGCTCATCAGGCAAAGCTCTGGATTCACTGTAAAAATGTCGATGCGGCAGACTATTTGTCTAGAGTTACGGACTACTCCCCAAACTATTTTTCTCATGAATCTGATAGCTTTGTGATTACAAAGTCTGGAAATCTGTGGACAAAGCCAGGACACAAGCTAATGCCTAACAGTGTCTGTGTTTTACCAGAATTGTCTGGACAAATACCCGAAAACTGTCATGCAGTATGTACGGACTACCCCTATAGCTATACTACTGGATAGCATGATATAATGTTATAATGGATCAAGTTAAGGTAGTTAAAAACTTTATTTCAAAAGATGAAATTAATTCTATGATTGAATACATAGATCATCTAGAAACAAAAAATCTTAAAGAATTTGGCATTTACCAAGAGGGCAAAAGGCTTGCTTTGCAGTTTGGAAACGATCTTTATCACAAAACTTTATCTCACTTAACGCTAGACTTAGTTTTTGAAAAAGAAAAACAAATAAGGGAATACTCTCAAAATGCAATCGCTAAAGCAAAAGAGCTTTTTAATTATAGAGAAGACTTATATGTTTGTGCTTTTTGGTTTGCCAAACAATATCCTGGAGCAAAAGTTCCAGAACATGAAGACACTGACGGCGGGAAAAACCTTCATTTTAAATATAGTGCAATCTTATATTTAAATGAATTAGAATCTGGAGGAGAGTTATCATTTTTAGATTTCGGGTATTCTTATAAGCCACAGGCTGGCGACTTAGTGGTATTCCCAACCTTTGGAACTGGCATTCACGCAGTTTTAGAAATTCCAGAGACTAGATACTCGATGCCGTTTTGGATGACCAGTGATAAAACATTTGACCTACTCAAGTAAAACAATATTTGTAATGATCCCAGCATATAAGGATCCAGTTCTTAGAGAAACTTTAGATTCAATATTTCAAAACGCACTATACCCAAATAGGGTCTTTGTTGCTATTGCTGCTCAGTATGATGATAAGATCACAATGCCAAGTCTAGACGGTATTCCAAGCCAGAACATTAGACTGCTAACAATACATCCAAACAATAGGCCAGGAGTTTATAGAGTTAGACATATTCTTAACAAGCTTTATGCTGGAGAAGACTATTACATGTCTATAGACTCACACACCTTTTTTGAGAAAGGTTGGGACGAAGGCTTAATAAAAAAGCTTGAATCGTTTGAAGATAAAAAAACAGTCTTGCAAGCATATGAACCAGACTACGAAGATGGTAGCAACAGATACCTTCATTGTCAGATGTCTGTTAATCTAGACAATAAGGCAAAAATGCCAAGGGTTGTGATGAGAAACTGGTCATACAAAAATCTTTTAGAAAACGATGAGCTGCCTATTCCAGGATATGTACAAGCTGGATTAATTTTTACTAGGGGAACATTCTCTAAAGAAATTAGGTGGGGAGAGCTTTGGCAAGACGATCAAGAAGAGCCATTCCTATCTTTTGAGATGTTTATTCTAGGTTGGACACCAAGATTAATGGTAAAGCAAAAGTTTTTTAGCCACGAACCAGAAAAATATTATAAAGCGGTATACGCTAGTAATCCAAGCACCGATGTTAGAAATTTTCAAGATAATTGGACTATGCAACAAGACAATTTATATGATGTTTGTCCCAAAATATTAAAGGCCATGATCCATAATTCTGGACCATTTAAAGTTGCTAATGCTATTAGATCTCCAAAAGAGTGGTGGCAGTCTGTAGGCCTTGAAAAAGAATACGACAAGTATAAAGATTATTTTTAAATAATCTATTGCCTACTTGCAACCTAACCACTTCCCTGCTATACTAATATAAAGGCTCCATAGCTCAGTTGGTTAGAGCACTACCCTGTCACGGTAGGGGTCGCCAGTTCAAGTCTGGTTGGAGTCGCAACGCCTCTATAGCTCATCTGGTAGAGCGACGCACTTGTAATGCGTAGGTGACGGGTTCAAGTCCTGTTGGAGGCTCAAACCCTGATATAATATAACTAAGTTAAGTTATTAACTTTGTCATAACGTATTATTAAGGAGATTTATGGCTAAAGCACAATACCCGATTGACGGGAAAAAGGGTAAGGCTTGGAAGATTACAAGTCCTTTTGGATGGAGGGTGCATCCCATCGAGAAAATTAAGAAGCATCATAACGGCACGGACCTTTGGGGACCAGACGCAAAGATTTACTGTGAGGCTTGGCACGATGGAACAGTGGTTTATGCTGGTACCTCAAAGCTAAAGAACGCAGACGGATCACTTGGTGGCGTTGGATACTACGTAGACCTTCGCTCTAAGATTAATGGCAAGTGGTATGTAAGTCGTTATGGACACATGGCTGAAGGTTCTCTAAAGGTTAAGACTGGTCAGAAAATTGAGGCTGGAACTATCCTAGGAATTATGGGAAACACTGGAGCTTCAGCAGGTAGACACCTACACTTTGAAATTGTTGAAGGCAAGGTTCATCGCTGGGATCTAAACGGTAAGGGCTTTGTTAGTCCAATTGAGTTTGTTGAGGCTGTTATCGCTTATGAGAAGCTAAGAGATTCTGCACCAACTGCAACTCCAGATGACGGCGTGGTTGACGAGACCCCCCCAAGCTTTGACGTAAGCCACTTGGCTGCAAAAAAGAAACCAACTGGAAAGCTAGTTAACCCAGTTCCAGGTTTTGGTGGCACAGCTAAGAAAAAACCAACAAAATAATTTATAATTAAGTGTCCCTCACATAAGTTTAATATTTATGTGGGGGCATTTTTGTATACTTAAACGAATATATGAAGTATTTTTCATTTATTAATGTTATAATAAAATGTACGCTGAAAAGCGGTAACAATACACATTCCAAATAATTATGGAAAACTTAGGAGATTTAATATGACAACTTGGATTAGGCCAGTAGATGGCGGATCAATTTCAGATGGCTTTGAAGGTCACAAGAACAGAGCAAAGCCAGCCCTAAACCCAGGAATAGACTATGCAGTTGCTACTGGAACACCAGTCAAAGCGGTTGCCGATGCAACTGTAACTGGTATTGTTACAACCTTTACTGGCTCTGGCGGTAGAATGATATTTCTTAGCTTCCCATCTGGTCATAATGCTGACTACCTTCACCTATCTCGCATTGATGTGCAGCCAGGTCAGGCAGTTAAGCAGGGTCAGGTCATTGGCCTAGCGGGTGGCTCAGGTCTAGGTAAGGAAAACGGCTACGGAGCACACCTTCACTTTTCATTCCGAGTCGGCGGCAAACCAACTATGGGTGCTGGAAACATTGACTACGAAGCTTTCCGTGGAGCACCTACAAGTGCTGAACCTGCAAAGCCAAGTGTTGCACCAGCAAAGGCATCTGCGGCAGCTGCTAATGGATCCAGACCTTATCCTGGCAAAGAGCTAAAGCAAGGAGCTCCAGAGGGACCAGACGTTCTTTACTTACAAAACAAACTAGGCGTAAATCCCCCTGGACCATTTGGTCCAAAGACTCACGCTGCCGTTGTTGCTTTCCAAAAGAAACACAAGTTGCTGGCCGACGGTATTGTCGGTCCCCTAACTTGGTCTAAACTAAAATAACCGAGAACGGTACCTGTTAGTTCTGGTAAAACAGAGCAAACTCTATAATAAAATAAGGAGAATAAAATGACATGGTATCCAAAAGTATCAGGCATTAAAGACAACGGATTTGGAGGCAGTCGTAACGGACAGCCAATAAATGGTGTAGTGATTCACCACGTTGCAGGAACTAATGGATTGGGGTATGTTGCGAATGCTAATACTCGCAACTCTCATCCAACTTATCACATTGCAAACAGCGGGGCTGTGACTGGAATTGTTAATCCAGATCGCAGACCATACTCAACAGGCGGAAGCCCTGACCCTAACGCTGTAACATTTGAGATTGATAACTCATCTGCTGGAGGGGATTGGCCAGTTTCCCCTGCTGCATTAGAAGCACTAATTGACGTAATTGTTTATCACGCCAGTCAGTCACCTAGAGCTGGAAAAGGCTTTGCAAAGAACGAACCCTCAGTTAAACAATCAGAGTTCTTCATAGCTTGGCATTCACAATACAAGGCTACTGCTTGCCCTGGACCTTTCATAATGTCCCAACTTGACTACATAGTAGATCAGTGCAACAAAAGGGCTTCAGGTGTTGCACCTGTTGCAGCTCCAGCCCCAGTAGCAGTTCCAACAAAACCAAGACTAACGAGCTCTTTAAAAAGAGGTTCAACTGGTTCAAACGTTAGATACCTTCAGACAGTTCTTGGAATTAAATCTGATGGCCAGTTTGGCCCCATTACTGATAAAACAGTTAGGGCATTCCAGGCAGCACAAGGAATCAAAGTTGACGGAATTGTTGGTCCAATTACTTGGTCAAGGTTGTAAACTTTGTAACTTTGTGCTAAAATGTAATAGATAAATATGCCTATATACGAGTATGAGTGTTCAGATTGCAAGCAACGCTATACGTTTGATCGGGGGATCAATGATAAAGATCCTGGATACAAATGTAAGGTTTGCAGCTTGAACCTCACTCGTGTATACTCATTGGGTGCCGTTACATTTAATGGCAGTGGATTCTATAGAACGGATAAGTAGTGGTAGAAACTAAAGAAAAAGAATGGCTTCTAAACGCTAACGATCGTTGTGATTCTGGTTGTAATGCACAAGCCTATATCTGGGCTAAGGGCTTAGATGGAGATTTGCTATTTTGTGCACATCACTACGAAGAAATTATGGCCAATGCTGTAGGGTATGACAAGATGATGAAATTTGCCATAGAGGTCGTTGACGAGCGTGAAAGACTTATCGAAAATAGATTAAAGGTAGATGATTAAATGTTTGAATACTATGTAAAGCAGGTTATCAACGTAGTAGATGGAGATACCATTGACGTTGTTATTGATTTAGGATTTGATATTAGTTTTACTTCACGTGTTAGGTTGGCTGGTATTGATACTCCAGAAAGTCGTACAAAAGATAAAGTAGAGAAAGCTTTAGGTCTAGAGTCCAAGAAATATTTAGCAGATAGAATTAAAGCTGCAAAGACTGTTGTCATTAAAACCGAAAAGATGGACTCATCTGAAAAGTATGGTCGCATTCTTGGTTGGGTATACCTTGATGGCGAAAGCAATTCAATCAATACTGAAATGATTGAAAAGGGCTATGCTTGGGGATATCTTGGAGATACCAAGGTAAAAGACTTTGATGCACTAGCCAAGGCTAGAACAAAAAGCTCTTAAAATAGTTTTAAATTTGGCAGGGTATTGATCTAAATGATTGCAGAATATTTTATAGGATTTTTAGTAGCAATATTAATGCTAATATTCTTTAGATTGCTTGGTCCAAGAATTATAAAAGGGGACTACGGCACAAAAATAAAATATAGCCAAAGCCATATCCACGATATTATTAGGTACAATCTGCCAGATGAGATGTTTATGCCTATTAAAAAGCCTAGGCAGTCATCCAGTCATGAAAAGAAAGCTAGCCTAAAGGTTGTCTTTATCGATAAAGAGGCTTACTGGATTAAAGAAAATGTTCTGTTTATTGCGGATCACGAGGGTGGCATTGTAAAAGAGGGGACAGCCAGAAGGGTTGACACAATAGGTATGGATAGGGTACAATTGGAGAAGGTAATCTACATCGTAGATATCTTGAATGAAGGAACTCAAAATGATAGTGGCTATACAAGGGACAACGGGGTTTAATCTATACCCCGCTTTTTTGCGAGCCATGGGGGTAGCATTGTACCAGCTACCAGAAGAAGACAAAGAGTTTTACATTTATTCCGCTGGGCCAGCACACATTAATTCTATGTGTATGGAGTTCTCCAACGTTTCTGAAAGAGGGCTAAGAGCACGGGGGATCAAAATAAAAATGATAAAGGTACCGCCTAGTTGGATAAAAGAAAATATAGATAGCGTTAAATATTTTGCATTCTTTAGTGGACCTAAAGAGCCGCAATCACCATTAGTATCTTATGCAGAAAGCAAGGGTGCTAACGTTGGAATCTATCGCTTTTAAGTAAAAGAAAGTAAAGATCATGGTTATCAAGACAATTGACGAAATGGAAAAACTTGTTTCATCAAATAAAAATCTTTTTTGGGATGGCTGGACTGTTGTAAAAATTTACAAGTCTGACAAAGCCAGAACCTCTAGCGACGGTGTCCGCATTAAGGGACAGTGGTTTATGCAAGAGAGGTTCGCTCCTGGTCCAGATGGTTGGACTATTCCAGAAAAGACGTTGCTCGATGGGTAGGCATGAGTGGAAAGATGATGGTTCCTGTAACGGATACGATACAAATCTATTCTTTGACAAGTATGAAGAAAACATTGCCCTTCGCCCAGCTATTGATAAGTTATGTGCTGGCTGTCCAGTATCTAGGGAATGTTTTGCTGTTGGGGTTTCTCAAAAAGAATGGGGAGTCTGGGGAGGCATCTTCCTTGAAGGCGGAAAAATTTCTAGAGAATTTGCTAAGCACAGAAGTAAAGAGCAGTGGGCTGAAACTTGGAAGAGCTTAACGATGGAGGATAAGTAATGGAGTATTGGTCATGGATACTTGCCGCTATTGGCGTATCTGGAATTTATTTTGTTGGCAGAAAAACTATTTGGGGCTGGCTTGTCCTGCTTTTTAATGAAGCTATTTGGATTGCCTATGCATTAGTTACCGAGCAGTATGGCTTCATTGTTTCTGCTGTCGCCTATGCAGTGGTATACATTAGATCTTATCTACACTGGAGAGAGGATTCAAATGTACACTGATTCAATGAAAAGAGCTTTTCACTCATTAGCACACTTTGCTCCAAAAGGATTTGCCTTGCAG